ACTCATCAGATGAGTCAAAAGACTTCGCGAGCGAAAAAGTAGCTGATTGATTGCATGGCACAGATACTACCGATACCTCAAACAACTCAGCGTCCTTAATCATTAATCCGTCGGTTTCCTTAATATAATCAGCATCCTTGACTCGGAAACCTACGGAAAAGGCCCCAAGAACACCATCTTTAACTAATTCTGCAACATTAGCAGGTGCTGACTTGCTAATCTTACATTCTAACTCTAAGCCATTTGGTCCTGCTTTCAGACCTGTGGCTCTACCAATTGGTTTATCATAATCATGATTAAATAAGATAATTGGATTTTTTTCAAAGTTCTGTAGTCCACCTTTCTGCCATGCTTCTGCTGAGATGGAATCACCCGCGCGATCAAAGTCAGCCGTGCTTGCCATCCCACGAATCATGACAGAACCATCGTCCTGTTCATGAGTCTTGAAAGTAGACGTCAGATTAAAGATTTTATTCATCATCTTTATCCTCTTTTACTGCTGGTTTAACAGCAGGCTTGACCGTAGCCTTAGGTGCAGGCGTGGGTACTTTTGGTGTAACAGGTTTCGGCTCGGGCTTAGGCTTTTCTGCAAGTTCTGGGTGCTTTAGCCTAACAGCATGGACGAGATACTTCCATCCTTTGAAACTTCTTTTAACAGACACAGCATGAATTGCTTCTTTAGGTCCAACAATTGTTGTATAACTTTTAAAATCAATATCTAAAGGCAGTCCAAATTCTTTAAAATGTTTAACTGCTAAATCTAATACTGCTTGTTTTTGACGAAATGCCATATATCTATTCCTCGGATTCTTCGACGGGACGTCCGCCCTCATTTGGATTTGCCGCTGAACCTGCAATGTTCGCAGGAACTCTTATTTCTTCTGTGCCTTCAATAGCTTCGAAACCTAATCGTTCTCTTGCCTCTGCCGCTGTAATAATACCTCCGTTTACTAGTGAAGTATAATACGCAGATGAGTCTCGTAATTCAGGTTGCAAAGCAGGGATATTAGTAATGTCCTCACTTAGCTCAAAACCAAAAAATCTTTCTAATCCATAATTAATTTTTCGAACTATAGGAAGTATAGTCTCCAAATAATATAGTCGCATATTTGGACGAATGTTGGCGTTGTTACCAGAATCCATCATAATAGGGGGTATTCCTAACGCCTTCAAAATAATTTTTTCATTTTCTAAAATAGCACTTTGAAAATCTAAATCTTTAAAATTTACATTAGATATAGCATCTATTTCGATTCCACCGTCTAAGATAAGAGGTCGTCGACCACCTGCATCTGGACGATATCTTGCCTGCCAAGAAGCAATCATACGTTCTTTAATTTTCTCAGAAAGCGTATTAGGTGATTTAAGTACTAAACCTGGTACTGCTCCGTTTTTAAAGAAGTTATCCTGAAAAGCTCTCATATTCTTTACAAGAACCATAGTACGCAATGCAGGCTTTAAACGGGGAACGCCTCGATAGATTGAATGAAAAGAGTTTTCTTTAATATGAATAATTTCATTAGGACTAAACTCAATATCAAGCATTGTGAACTTTTCAATATAAGTTTTTCTATCAGAGTGTATACGCACATCAGTAGCAGGTAAATGATAGAGATGTGCTCCATCAAAGTAAATAAAGATATTACCATCAATTAAAAAATCAGTAATAAGATTACGTTTAAAGCTGTTAATATCTTGATAAGGATTAGGAGACTTGTTAAGAAGAAGATCTACTTTAGCTCTTTTAATACCCGGGATCTGTCCTTTAAAAGAATTCTCTTTAGAAACTAAAGTATGAATCTCTGCTACGTCATCAACGATCATATTTACGCCGCGATTAACGATTTCTAAGTCTTCATACGCTTTTTCATAACTAAAGATGGGCTCTCTAGAGGAATTGGTATCCCTGCCCATATGATACTGTGCAGGATTTAGTTTCTCTTCAACTCCTTCAGGTTTTTTACCAAAAATATTGTTATACCAAGCCATGTTTTTCTCTTTGAATCTCTACCCAACGCATTTGTTTTTTTGCGGTTATTAAAGGAGGGTTTCTACCATAAAGTCTATGCAATTCTAAATGATGAAAGTGGCATAAAGTAACAGTGTCGTTATAAAGTTCCGCCCATTTATCTTCTATAAATTCGTCTCTCCAAATTACAATATACTCGTTTGTATAGTGTTCGGGTCGCTCTTTGTTTTTTTCCTTTAACCAGTCCTTTAATAAAAGGGCAAGCGTATAAAAATGGTGAAAATCTAGCTGTTCTGTCTCTTCGCAGATTTCGCAAGAACTTCCTTTTTTATACTTTGATTTGGCTCTATCCCTTATATATTTTATAGGGTCTCTTTTGAGCTTTTTCATATTTGAAAGTATATCCAATTTGAGGTGTTATGTCAAATACTATTTTTGACTTGGTATCATTAAAACCCGCTGTTGCTTGTTTCGAATGAATATAATGCATACCTTAAAGCATCTGCCATGTGTGATGCTCGATTATGCTTAGGCTTTTCTCTGGCTAGATTAGGATTGGCGTCCCATTGGTATTGGTCTAAGGCCATAATACTTTCAGAGCATTTTTGATCGATAAAAAGACTATCATTATCTACTATACTTGCTACATGTGCTATTCCGTCAAGAACGGATTTTTTGGCATTAATAGTACTAAGGTCATAGTTTTGTGCAAAATCAAATCGAGTTTGTTGAGCTGCGGAATCAATATAAATATAATCAATATCCCATTTACTTACTAATCTTTGTATTTCTTTAGCATGATATTCTGTTGTTTTTTCGGCATCTAAATATTCATCTAGTAAGTAGTATTTTTTATCGTCCCAATCGTACGCAATGACGCAGAACGCAGTAGGATCTCTATAACCAACATCCAACCCAGCAAAAACATCCATTTTGTAAGTCTCCAAGCCGTCTCCATTAAAGACGCACTTCTCGTGGTCGAAGTTCCAAACTTGTCCTTCGTATATATTAAAGTCTGCTTCATATTCTTGCTTAAACTCAGCCTCTGACATAGATTTTCTAGCTTCCATAATATCGTGTTCAGATATTCTGGGATTGTCTTTATATGTTGCTTTAATTGAAATCCATTCGGAAAAATCATCTGAAAAACCTCTGTCAAAAAACTCTGAAAACCAGTTGTTACGGCCCCGAGGGGTAGATATAAAAATTGCTTTAGAATTTTCCTTATCCAACGTAGGGCGCAAGGCTACGTTAAATGCGTCCTTACCATCGGCAAGAGCCGCCTCGTCAAAAATAATTAAGTCGTAAGACCTACCTACACAGGAGTCTACTTGATTAACGGAACCCATCCGTATAGTAGAACCGTTTGAAAGTTCTATTACTTTATCTTTAGCGTTATCCTTAGTGACCTCTAGATCAAAGTGTTTAATTAGACCTCTTTGTAGATCAAAAGATATTTGAGATAAAGAGTAGTTCGGAGACATAATAAGAATGTTAGAGCCAGGTACTAAAGATACTAGCTGTCCTATAATATTAGCAATGTATGTTTTACCCTGTCGTCTGGATAATGCTGCACAAACAAAACGATATTTAGGATTATTGATAGCGTTTAAAATAGCTACTTGAGAAGGTAAAGGTTCTATACCAAGTAATTCCATGTAAGGATTTACCTGTAATTTTAGATACCTCTCTTCTGCTACATAATCAAATAAATAATTTGATATTATATCTTTTCGGCTAATTTCAACTGCCATTTTAATTTTGTCCTATTATTTTCAAAACTTACTTTTTACTTCCTACTGCATCTGCGGCGAAAAATGCCGACACTAATACTGCTATTGAGGCAAAATAAGTAGGTGCAATATCTGCAATTAAGTTTGCCGCTGATTCTAGTCCAAAAAGAGAAGTTAGAAAAATACCAAAAGGGTACAACAAAAGACCAACTAAAGAAAACCATGCCATCTTACGAATAGCATCTCGTTGAGCGTCTTTATCTTCTAATTCTTTACGTTTAAATTCTAAGTACATTTCTTTTTCAGAGTCGGATACTTCTCCGTCTCCATTTGTATCTGCGGGATGATACCCTGTTTTTTCGTCTACCATTTTACCTTGCCTCCTTCGCCTGTAGCAATTTATCTGCTGCTAAGTAGAAATTAAAAAATCAACATAAGTAAGCCTAGTATTAAGCCAAAACCTATAATAGCTGCTGTAAAAGCCACTCCGAGCAGCTTAGCAAACTCAATGTTCTTACGTCTACGAATCTTAGATATTCTAAGCTGTTTTTCATGCTCAAGCCTAGATTCTTCAACACGGGCCATAATTTCATTATAGTCTTTGGTCAACCCTTGCATCATCATTGAGTCTTTTAACTGCTGATTAAACATTGATAGCTGTCGCTTTGCAAGCTGTATCTGCATACTGTCTTTAACAGAGAGACGACCTACATACTTACTTTCGACATCCTGTACGGCCTCATTAGCTGTAGCATATCGTCCCATAAGAGTTGCTAAATCAGTTGCGTGACTCTTTGACTCTTTTATAGTTGAAATTGCATCATTTAATCCTTTAATTACGGATATTACTGTTGCGACTTCGGCAATCATCGGATTACCACTTCACTTTGTCCGCCCAGTATGCGGCACTCATTTTTCCTTTAGCGATGTTTTTGGCGTGTCGTGCTTTGAAAGACGCCCTCTTTTTTCGCATTGCTGTAGACTCTCCAGCCTTCGGCTTCCCTGCCGTTTTAGCTCCCTGCTGGCCGAAACGAATT